ATATTAGGTGACGGTAACTATTTAAGAACATACATATCTGGAGATAGTAATACAATAAGATTACATATGGCAGGTGGAAATAATACTGCCAAGATTTATCTTTATACAGATGGTTCGGTAATAAATTTTGACCAAACAGGTGGTGGTAACACAGGTCAAGTTACCATATCAGGTGATTCAATTTACGATTACACATTAAACTTTGCACAAAATGGTTCAGATTCTTGTACCTATTCATTTAATAGAAACACACAATCAGCTGATGTTACGGCTACGGTTTCCAATGGATGTTAAAAATGAAAAGAATTTTATTTTTTATTACCTTTCTGGTACTTTTCTGTACTAGTATTTCATCATCACAAATAACAAGTCCTAAAGTTGGCGAAGTCATAGGCCAAATGGGTACTACTTGGAACGAAAGAGAAGGAGAAACTCAAAATACAGCAATGGGTTATGAGTTGCAGATGAACGATTTCCTCCAAACTGGTGAAGATGGTGGTATGATTATTCATTACCTTGATAATACTAAATTTACAATGGGACCAAATACAGAATTAATAATTGATGAGTTTGCTTTTGATACATCGGTTGTACCAATTGAATTGGCAATGAACATATCAGTTAACGTTGGTACATTTACATATGAATCAGGACAGGTATCTAATTTAGGTGGTGAAGTTAACATCAATGCTGGATTTGCCTCAATTACAGTACAAGGTACTGCCTTTTCAGGAACAGTTGACACTAGTGGTGAGGTTACAATTACCTTACTACCAGATAGTGATGGTGCAGTAGGGTCGGTAACGGTCTCCAATGACGCAGGTTCTCAAACAATAACTAACGCTTACAATTCAGTGACAGTTGTATCAAACGACTTAACACCAACTCCTCCAAAGATAGAGACTAATAAGTCAGACATTATTGAGTTAGATGAATTTGAAGATGAAATTAAAGAAGATACAGCAAAACATTTTGGTGATATAGATTCAAAATCTGAAATGTCTAAAGACGAACAAGAAGCACAAGAAATGGAAGAGGCTTTAATTAATGAAGAAGCAAGTATAGTAGAAGATAGTAATACAATTGTTGGTACAGATTTATCTTCTAGTGAAGCAGATACAATGATTGAAACAAAATCAGCAGAAGAAAATACTTTAGTTGAAGTAGAAGAAGTTGATACATCTTATTATGATTCTTGGGAAGATGATTTAAAAGATTGGGGTTATATAGATGAAGACAACCAGATTTCAGTTTGGGATGCCGAAGGTGAGCAAACTATGGATTGGGATGACGCAAAGAAAATGTATGCAGAAATGGATCAAGCATACTTTGACGCTATTGGTTGTTCAGATTGTACCTGGGATACTATTGATTGGGATACTATTGATTGGGACGCTGTAGATTGGGACGAATATTCGGACAAGTATAATGATCTATTAGAAGACTATGGTTTAACTTCTTGGAATGTTGATGTAGATGAACAAGATGTTGTTGAAGATACAAAAGATGAAACAGAAGCAACTACAGTTGAAGGATATACTTGGGAAGATTTTGCTTTAGATGATGACTACTATAACAATGCAGAATACAAAAACCAAGGTGGACCTCCAACATTAACTATACAAAACTATTGTGAGTACAATGGTTACGAAGACTATTGGTGTAACCAAGATTATGTTGATTATTTAAATGACTGGTACAAAGATGATTGGACTTTAAAAGTAACTAACGATAGTTGGACTAAAGAATCAAAAGAGATATGGGGTAAATTATATGGTTGGTGTGGATCGTGGCCAAACTATAAGATGTGTGATAACCAACCTAAACCTTGGAAGATGAAAGACTTAAAGAAGACTTACATAACTGATTGGGAGTGGGCAGATTGGGACATATATTGGGACGCCGTGTATGATTGGTGGTATACAGGTTACGATTACAATAATGAAGATGATGAGTCTAATTGGGAAGATGAGTATGATTTTGAAGATAACTATGACATAGACGCAGAATTAGAATTGTTATTAGCAAGTTATGATAAAGAAGATTGTTTAAATTATGGATACTATTGGGACAATGCCAATTCAAGTTGTGGTACGGAGTGGGTTGATAATAGTGGTTCAGAAACGCAAGTAACTGCTAGTGGTGAAGTTTTAAATTATAGTACTGGAGATGTAACTCAAACCTTAACTACAACAAGTGGTGGTGTGTCAACAAGTACTACTTCTACAGGAAGAGTATCAACGTTAGATAACGACTTTAACGCAACTGCCTCAACGTCTGGTGATTACACAATATTAAATAGATACAACGACAATCATAGAGCTTATGTAAAAACTGAAACTAGTAAAGAGGCAGACATACAGATTTTACAAGATTCAGAAGCACAACACCTTGATGTAGGTAGCAGCTCTACTCAAAACAATATCACAATCATTCAAACGGACTAAATATGATATGACTAAATTTACTTCCATTTGGGCAGTAATAGTAAGTGTATTAATACTATTAGGATTAAAATTATATAATCCAGTACCTTTACAAACTCTCCAACTAAAGACCTTTGATCTATATCAAACACTTGGCGATAACTATGAGTCTAAAAGTCTTGTGTTGTTAGATATATCAAATGAAGCATTAAAGAAACAAGGTCAATGGCCTTGGAAGAGAGACATATTAGGTCGTACTATCATCAATGCATATAAAAATGGTGCAGCTCTAGTATTTTTGAACGTAGTATTTGTTCACAAAGATAGGCTAGGTGGTGATGAAATGTTTTTGAAGATGATCTCAAAGTATCCAGTTATTCTAACTGAAACAAGTACAGCTAAGAACTTAAAGAGTATTGAAAGGAAATCTCTCGCTATCGCTAACGTGGAAGTCAAAGTGGGCGTTGACTCTGTTATACGAAAATTATCCTTGGATAATTCCGTGCCGGAAAAGATTTTGTCCATAATCAAGTTTCCAATACCTGACCAAGATAGTATATGGATTGATTTTAGACATAGAATACCTAGAGTAGATTATACAGATAAAGATTGGTCATCTATGAAAGGTAAGATTGTATTCATAGGTGCTACGTTTGATGGTTCCACTTTTGTACTTACACCTAATGGTTTAAAGAACACACACGAAATAGCGGCCTTGTCAACAGAAACTTTATTATCAGGTGAGTATATAAAAAGACCTGATTGGGCACCTATGGCAGAATGGATTGTTTTATTATTATCATTAGGTTTCTTTTTAATAGTTTTACCTAGAGCTGGCTTATTTTGGTCAGCTATAATTTTAGGAGGTTTTTATTTTGATTTAGCACTTGCAAGTGGTTATCTATGGCAAAAACATATGATACTTACAGATTGGTCATCAATCGCAGTAATAGGAAGTATAGTATGGGCACACTTGATATACAATAACTTTGCAAGAGAGAATAGATTAAAATTACAAATCAAAAAACAATTTGAACATTACCTAGCACCAGATATGGTTAAGAAGTTGCAGAAAAATCCTGAACTTTTAAAATTAGGTGGTGATACAAGAGATATGACTTTTTTATTTTGTGACATAAGAGGATTTACTCCTATTTCAGAAAAATTTCAATCTGATCCACAAGGTCTTACAAAAGTTATAAATAAATTTTTAACACCCATGACAAACATTATAATGAAAAATGGTGGTACTATTGATAAGTACATGGGCGATTGTATTATGGCATTTTGGAATGCTCCAATACAACAACATAATCATAGATCACTTGCAGTTAACTCGGCATGTGAAATGATGAACAAATTAAAAGAGTTAAATGACAGTGAAAGTTTTGGTACAGGTATCAAGATCAACATCGGCATAGGAATAAATTCAGGTCCTGCTGTAGTTGGTAATATGGGTTCCGATCAAAGGTTTGATTATTCTGTTTTAGGTGACGCCGTTAATCTTGCAAGTAGATTAGAAGGTGTAAGTAAAAATTATGACGCAACATTAATAGTAGGTTATGATACATACAGAATGATAAGATCAAAATACGATTGGAAGAAATTAGATATGGTTAAAGTTAAAGGCAAATCTAATATGGTATCTATCTACACAATTTAGGAGGCTGTCTGATAAGAAAGATATTTTGGACCTTCATAAAGTTTTTTTTATGTTGGTGCGTATTGTGGACCTGCTCACAAAAATTAACGTATTTAAAAGCATGTGAAACTGAAACTATTATAAATATTGATAAACAAATAAAACACTATGGCAGAAAATAACCACACAGAAATACACGTACAATTAGCAGAATTAACTAAAGATGTACAACAGATTAATAATATACAACATAGATTAGATGTAGCTATTGATAAGTTGACAGATGTATCAACTTCTATTAAATCTATGCTGGCAGTACACGAGGAAAAGATAGAACACCAGGAAAAAATAGATGATGTTATCTTTTCTAAACTGAAAATAAGAGCCAGTGAAACTTTAAGTATAGAACGAGAACTTAAAGATATGATAGAAGAATCTGAAAAACGTATAAAAAATGAACTGATTGAGATAAAAACCGAATTTAGAGGTAGAATTAGTTTATTAGAGAAATACAAGTGGATTATTATAGGTGCCTTTATTGCCGTAGAGTTTATAACGGTTTTAATGTTATCCAAAAAAGGTTTTTTCCCATTGCTTTCATTTTTCAATTAAGCTTGACAATTTCATAGTAATGGTGTATAGTATTCTTTACTATGTCATCTTATATTGATCTAAAATTTATCAATCAACTATCGGGAAGGTTGCAACAGTTTAAACAGAAAACAGACTATCTGTTTAACTTTCGTTGTCCTCATTGTGGTGATTCTAAAAAATCTAAAAGTAAAGCAAGAGCATATTTTTATAGAGTAAAAAATGATATGTTCTTTAAATGCCATAATTGTGGCCAAGGACAAAACTTTACTAACTTCTTAAAATTTATAGACCCTAAACTACACAAAGAATATCTATTAGAAAGATATAAAGGGTCAGCACCATCTACACCTGAACCAAATTGGAAATTTGAAAAACCTGTATTTAAAATTAATATATTGAATGATTGTAAAGTAATTAAAGATTTAGATGATGACCATGTTGCAAAAAAATATTTAATAGATAGAAAAATACCTGAAGAATTTTTTGATAAGTTATATTATACAGAAAAATTTCAACAGCTTGTTAACAAAGTTAAACCAAACACATATAAAACTCAAAAGGATCACAATAGGATCATTATTCCTTTTTACGATACAACTGGTGATTTATTTGCATTTCAAGGTCGTAGTTTAGGACATGATATTCCTAAATACTTAACAATCAAACTAAACGAAAACAAACAAAAAGTTTTTGGATTAGAACGTTTAAATTTTCAAGATCATGTATATATAGTTGAAGGTCCGTTTGATTCATTGTTCATTGGCAATTGTATCGCAGCTGCTGGTGCCGATTTGTCTTTAAATAACAAAGTACCGAACAATAGGATAACCTATATATTTGACAACGAACCAAGAAATAAAGAAATTATAAATCGCATGTATAAGATGATTGATTCTGATTTCAACATTGTTATATGGCCAGAAGATTTACAATTTAAAGATATTAATGATATGATTCTTGGTGGCTTTACAATTTCTAAAATTGCAGATATTATAAAGGTGAATACTTACTCACAATTAAGTGCTCTCACTAAATTAAACCATTGGAAAAAAATAAAATGATAGATAAAATTAACGTTGAAAAAAGAAATGGAAGAGGAAGTGAACCTCTTAATATTGATAAGATACATGAAATGGTTGAGTACGCTTGTGAAGATATAAAAGGTGTATCAGCCTCACAAGTTGAAATGAATAGTGGCCTCCAATTTTATGATGGTATTACCACAAATGATATACAACAAATTTTAATCAAGTCAGCTTCAGATTTAATCTCCCTAGAAAATCCCAACTACCAATACGTGGCAGCTAGACTATTATTGTTCAGTTTAAGAAAATCAGTTATTGGTAGATTATGGGATCATCCACACATCTACGATCATGTAGAGAAGTGTGTTGGAAAAGGTGTATACGATCCAGAAATTCTAAAAAAATATGATAAAAAAGATTTTAGTAGAATGCAGAATTGGATTACACACGACAAAGATAATAACTTTACATATGCAGGCTTAAGACAAGTCATTGACAAGTATCTAGTACAAGATAGATCAAGTGGAGAAATATATGAAACTCCTCAATTTATGTATATGTTAATATCTGCTACACTTTTTCAAAACTATTCAAAACAAAGGAGAATGACCTATGTTAAGAAATATTATGACGCTATATCCAATTTTAAAATTAATATTCCAACTCCTGTTATGGCTGGTGTTCGTACTCCTATTAAGCAGTATGCTAGTTGTGTACTTGTTGACGTTGACGATACTTTACCTAGCATATTCAGTAGTGACATGGCTATTGGAAATTACGTTGCTCAAAGAGCCGGTATCGGTATCAACGCAGGTAGAGTACGAGGAATTAATGCAAGAATCCGAGGGGGAGAAGTCCAACATACAGGAGTTATTCCTTTCCTTAAAAAATTTGAAGCAACGGTTAAGTGTTGTACTCAAAACGGAGTACGTGGAGGTTCGGCAACTGTTCACTTCCCTATTTGGCACCAAGAAATAGAAGATATTATAGTTTTAAAAAATAATAAAGGTACGGAAGATAACAGAGTTAGAAAATTAGATTATTCTATACAACTATCTAAATTATTTTATGAAAGATTTATTAATGAAGAAGAAATAACATTATTCTCACCACACGAAGTACCAGAACTTTATGATGTATGGGGAACACCAGAATTTGATGATATGTATTTAAAAGCAGAAAGAAAAACAAGTGTACATAAAAGAAAAATATCAGCACAAAAATTATTCTTTGACATATTAAAAGAAAGAGCAGAAACAGGCAGAATTTATATAATGAATATAGATCATTGCAATACTCACTCATCATTTAAAGATGTAGTGACTATGAGTAACCTATGCCAAGAGATCACACTCCCAACCACTCCTATCCAACATATAGATGGTCCAGGAGAGATTGCACTATGTATTCTATCAGCAATCAATGTAGGTAAGATCAACGATCCAGATGATCTGGAAGAACTATGCGATCTTACAGTAAGAGCATTAGAAGAAATGATAGATCATCAAAAATATCCAGTAAAGGCCGCTGAAATATCTACCAAACAAAGACGATCATTAGGTGTTGGTTATATTGGCCTTGCACATTATCTAGCAAAAACTGGTTACAAATATGAAGACAAAGGTGCTTGGAGAGAAGTAGATAAATTAACAGAAGCTTTCCAATTTTACTTATTACAAGCAAGTAATGAGATTGCAAAAGAAAAAGGACAGTGTGAATTATTTAAGAGAACAAAATACGCAGATGGTATATTACCAATAGATACTTACAAAAAAGAAGTTGATGAAATTGTAAATCGTAAACTATCCATGAAATGGGATAAATTAAGAGCAGATATTAAAGAATTTGGGCTGCGACATAGTACTCTATCAGCCCAAATGCCTTCCGAGTCTTCTAGTGTGGTTTCAAATGCTACAAACGGCATTGAACCACCTAGAGACCACTTATCAATTAAGAAGTCTAAAAAAGGTACATTAAAACAAATAGTACCTGAATATAATAAATTAAAGAATTTTTATACGTTATTATGGGATATGCCTAATAACGAAGGATATATAAACATTGTCGCAGTAATGCAAAAGTACTTTGACCAAGCTATATCAGGTAACTGGTCTTATAATCCAGATCATTTTGATGATAATCAAGTACCTGTTTCAGTAATGGTAGAAGATTTATTAAATACATATAAGTATGGTTGGAAAACATCATACTACCAAAACACATACGATAGTAAAAAAGATATAGAAGAACCTAAACACTCTATAGATTACGATACACCTATCACACCTGAAGAACCTAAAGAGGAAATAAAAGAGGAAGATTGTGATAGTTGCAATATATAATATAATAAATAAATTTTATGAGTAAATCAGTTTTTAATAAAACAAAAGGAATAGATACAACAAAACAGTTAATGTTTTTTGGACCCGATTTGTCTGTACAAAGATATGATAATATGAAATATCCTATATTTGACAAGTTATGTCAACAACAACTTGGCTATTTTTGGAGACCTGAAGAAATATCTTTACAGAAAGATAGAAATGATTACTTGGATTTATCTGAAGGACAAAAGTTTATATTTACATCTAACTTAAAGTATCAAACTATGTTAGATAGTGTACAAGGTAGAGGACCTTGTTTAGCATTTTTACCTTTAGTATCAATACCAGAATTAGAAAGTTGTATAATTACTTGGGATTTCATGGAAACAATACACTCACGATCTTATACTTACATTATTAAAAATTTATATTCAAATCCAAGTGAAGTATTTGATACGATAATAGAAGACAAGAAAATAGAAGAACGAGCAGCTAATGTCACTAAAACCTATGATGAATTAATTGATATGGGTCATAGATGGCATTTAAATCCAGATAAAGTTGATATGTATGAATTAAAGAAAAGATTATATCTGGCTATGATTTCGGTAAACATACTAGAGGGTTTAAGATTTTATGTATCATTTGCTTGTAGTTTTGCATTTGGAGAACTTAAAAAATTAGAAGGCTCTGCTAAAATTATATCCTTTATTGCAAGGGATGAAAGTCAACACTTAGCAATGTCACAAAAAATTATTAACAATTGGACAGATTACGAGAACGATAAAGAAATGTTAAAAGTAATTAAAGATTGTGATAAAGAAGTTTATAAAATGTACGATGACGCAGTACAAGATGAGAAACGTTGGGCAACATACCTATTCAGTAAAGGGTCTATGATTGGTTTATCAGAAAAGTTATTACACCAATTTATAGAATACATGGCTAATAGACGTATGAAAGCTATAGGTTTATCTCCTTCTTACGATCAAAAACAAAACTCACTACCGTGGGTTGAACATTGGTTAAACAGTAGATCAAATCAAAATGCACCACAAGAAACTGAAATTGAATCTTATGTAGTTGGTGGAATAAAACAAGACGTTACCAAAAATCAATTTAAAAAATTTAAGCTGTAATGGAAAGAGTTTCTAAACATTGTTCTAATTGTCAGACTAAATATACTGTAGAATGGGATGAGGAGAAAAACGATTTAGAAGCTCTTACTTGTCCTTTCTGTGGATATGAGGTTGAACAGGAAGACAATGATATACCAGACGAAGCAGAACACGAAAGTTGGAATTGATTACTCTTTAACGAGTCCAGCTGTTTGTATAAATGATGGTAAATTAAATTTTTATTATCTGACCACCAAAAAGAAATGGCAAGGTCAACAAAGTGAGAATATAATTGGTTATGAACATAAAACATGGACTGACCCTATTGAAAGATTCAAAAATATATCAGATTTTATATTTGATATACTCACTCCCATACATACTCCTACAACTATCTATATTGAAGGCTACTCGTTTGGCTCTAAAGGTCAAGGTCTTTTTCAAATTGCTGAAAATTGTGGAATCCTCAAATTTAGATTACAAGACAAAGGCTATAGTTACAATACAGTTGTACCGAGCGTTGTTAAGAAAGGCGCAACAGGAAAGGGGAACGCAGACAAAGATATGATGTATGAATCCTTTCTAAAAGAAACCAAAATAGATTTAAAACAAATATTAGACACTGAAAAGTGTGGTAACCCTTTATCTGATATTGTTGATAGTTATTATATACAAAAGATTGGCCATGAAAATAAAAGTCGTTAGTACATGGAACAATTATCTCTACAAACAATATGCCAGAAGATTCAAAAAAACGTACAAGTGGCCATTTGAATTAGAAATATACAATGAAGATATTGATATGTATGATAAAATACCAGAACTTAAAAAATTTGTAGACAGAAACAAAATAACGATACCTGTAAGTTTTCTTAAAGACGCAGTAAGATTTTCTTATAAAGTATATGCATATACACAATCAATTTTAGAAAGTAAAGATTACGATAGCATTATGTTTATAGACGCCGATAGTGTGTTCTATAAAAAGATTGATGTAAATTGGATTAAAAAACATTTACATAGAGACGAGTGTATGTTAACTTATCTTAACAGACCAACTTATAGTGAGTGTGGTTTTATATACTTTAATATGAAACATGATTTTATAAAACAGTTTGCTACAGATATGAGAAAGATGTATGATAAAGATTTACTTTTTAAAGAAGAACAACAACATGATTCATGGATATTTGATGTAGTTAGAAAGAGATTTGAGGACAAATACGGTATACTTAACTATGATATTGGCGACGGAAGAGTAGGTCATGTCCAAGCTCGGTCAATTTTAGGTAAAATATATGACCATACTAAAGGAACAAGAAAGATAAAAGGTAAAAGTAAGGAATCTAGATTATGATTAATATTGTACCAACTCCTTGTAATGTTTTTATAGGATATGATTATGGTGAGCCAGTAGCATACCACATACTATCTGAAAGTATTAGATCACATGCTAGTGGACCTGTAAGTATAACTCCATTAAGTTTAAATAATTTACGAGAATTTAAAAGAGCAAAAGAATCCAATCAATCAACAGACTTTGCATTTAGCAGATTTTTAGTACCTTATCTATCAAAATATAAGGGCTGGTCAATCTATATGGATTGTGATATGATGTTTAGATCAGATATTTACGATTTATATGGTTATGCTACATACAAATATTCTGTTATGTGTTGTAAACATGATTATATACCTAAACAAGATGTAAAATTTAGAGGTGCTAAGAACGAAGCTTTTCCTAAAAAGAACTGGTCTAGTGTAATGTTATTTCACAATTCACAATGTACAGCACTAACACCTGAATATGTTAACAAGGCAAGTGGTTTAGAACTACACCAATTCAAATGGTTAGAAAGAGAACATATGATAGGTGATATACCTTTAGAGTGGAACTGGTTAGTAAATGAATATAATTATAATCCAGACGCAAAAAATGTCCATTGGACATTAGGTGGTCCTTGGTATAAAGATTATGAGAATCAAGATTATGCAGATGAATGGTTTCATTTATACGATATAACAACAAAGGTTAGATTATGATTATAGGTATCAAAGGTGCATTTAACACCAAGGCTGGTTTTGTTTTCCCTACACATGAAGATTTTAAACTTATAGAATATAAAGATAGAGATAAACATAAAGCAGACGCATATATTCAATCAAATATATTAGGTAGAATGAAGATAATAAATGCTGATATGTACAGATATATTATAGAACAAAAGAAACCTATATTAGTTGTAGAACAGGCAACCTTTAGACAGAATTTAAATATAGATAAACCAGATTATTATTATAGAGTAGGTAAGAATTGTTATACTTACAATAAAGGTTATTTTAATAATGTAGGTTGTAAACCAGATAGATGGTTACAGATACAGAAAGAACAAAACATTGAGATAAAACCTTGGAAGAAAAATGGTGATTATATTTTATTACTATTACAAAATCCTGTAGACACCAGTTTAAATGATCTAGTAAGTAGAAATAGTGACTATGATAATTGGGTAAAAGATATTATAATAAAAATTTCAAAATATACTGCTGAAGACATTATGGTTAGATTACACCCTAGATTTCCTTTAAGATATAACCTACGATCTTTATTAAATTTAAAAGTAAGAAACAATATAATTTTTAGTAAACATGTTGGTGATGATTTTAATAAATCTAGTAGTAAAGACTTATATAAAGACCTAGATCATGCTAGAGTTGCAATATCATATTCAAGTAATGCATTAGTAGAAACAGTTTGTGCTG